CATAGTTGCGTGGATAACACTATAACACCAATAGTGGCGTTAAAGGCAAATATGTCGTAAGAGCCTGTTTTAATTCAATTTCACGCCAAAGAACTTACTCCTGCCTCGATCACCGCCATGTGGCCGTTGTTCACAACCAGAGCGGCGCTCCAGAAGCTGGCGCCGCAGTAGCCGCGCTGACCCAGGATGTCGTTCTTGTCCATCTGAGTGTGCGGGATGACGTTCATATCGAACGAGTCCTCACCCTTCAGGCCGATGTCGTACACGGCGTTTTCTCCGCAGACGATGAACGGATACACGTCGATGTTGGCCGCGGAGTTGGTCGTTCCGTACAGAGCCGCATTCGCGCCACCAGCGTCGGCATAAGCTGCCAGCTCGGGAGACAGGATGAAGCGGAACTCTTCGCAGGAACCGATCTCTTTCGGGCTGATCACCTTCGTACCGGCGTACTTGGCGACCGGCACAAAACCGGTCAAGTCGCGCACGTCAGCAGCGGCATCGGTATGCACCATCACGATGAAGGCTTCTTCAATCGCGGAGGTGTCATAGTCGGGGCCGGGGCGGATGATGCTGGACTTCTTGCCGGCATGGTTCGCCAGCAGTCCGCGAGCGGCACGGCGCAGAACGGTCAGGCTGATCGCTTCGTCAGTGGTGGCACGAGTTGTACCGCCAGAGTAGAAGACGTTGGTGCATGCCTTCATCACGCCGTAGCGGATCATTTCTTGCACCAGACCCATGCGCTTGCCCATGATCATGGACATATCCTTGGGGATGTCGTCCTCATGCAGATCGGCGGTCTTGTTGGTCCAGCCGTAGATCATGCCGTACTGGTTCAGTTGCACGTTGATGTACTGGTCGGTCAGCGACTCAGCGGCAGGCGTTACACCTTCCTGCAGCAGATGGCCGGCAGTAGTTACGGACCAGCGGTTGATGGTATTGGCGTTGGTGGTGGCACCACCGGTCGGGATGATCCGGCGATAGCTGATGTTGTCGCCCTTGTTCTTCGGGATCTGCTTCATTTCGCAGCCCAAAGCCAGGACCATCGTCGGCTCGGCATAGGCGAGAGTTTCGCCCAGGATTTCGTTGACGCGACCAGCGGACGCGCCGTACAGTTGAACACCCATGATATTTCTCCTAAATTATAATCGTTTACCGGCTGCGCGTTCGTAACCGGCTCTAATACTTGCTTTGGCATCAGGCTCGCCTTTAATGGCTTGCTTGGTGCCGTTGGTTGGCATCACCGCTGCAGCAAGGCGTTTGCTCGGTTGAGCTTCTTCCTTCTTTGCGGCTGGTGCGCTGGGCTTTTGGGTCTTGGAGGCAAGCCATTCCTTGTGCTGATCCAGCATCTCGGCGACATAGAACGGGTCGGTTGAGCTGTCAAAGCGCTTGAGCGTGCGTTCAGGGAGAGTTTTCTTCCATTCCGCGTACTCAGTCGTGTCTCTAACTTCCTTCCAATCAGGATGAGCCTCGGAAAGAATCTCCAGTGCGCCCTGAATCTCTGCCTGCTTTGCTGCTTGAATCCGCTCGGAAACGAGCTTGTCAACATCACCACCTGATTTCGAGGCAATCACTTTGGAGATCACGCCTTCCATCTTGTCGGCCAGTTCGGGGAATTCACCCCGGAGATCGGCCAGCAATTCTTTGGCGTCGGCTACGTTCGCAACCGTTTCGGCTTCCGTGGTCTGCGTTTTGAGGCGCCCTTGAATCTCATCAAGCTGCTGCTTGAGAGAGCCATAGCGTCCGCCGGCATCACGAAGCTGTTTCTCCAAACCAGGAATACGCTGAACCTTTTCCAGCAAATCTTTCGCCTGGTCGTTGGTCAAGATCGGCTCAGGCGGCGTTTCCGCGGTCTGGGATTCTTGGGCGACCTCGACGGTTTCTTTGTCGGGGTTTGCTACTCGGTCATACGCTGCCTGTACTGCACTCGCTGTTTCTGCCTGCGTTGCTTGAACTTCGGTTTGTTGAACTTCAGTCGTTGCTGCGCCAGCATCACCAGTTTCAGTTGTCATGTTTTTTCAGCTCCAAAACAAAAATCCGCTCTAGGCGGACACATCGGTTCACGGCAATAAAAAAGCCTGCACAAGGCAGGCTATTGCGGTTCACCACTTACGTCGGGGGTCGGTTGCCCAGCGCCCGAGATTCTTTACTCGTCGTACTCGATCTCCGGCTTTGGATTGCCCAGCTCAAGTACCATCTTTGCTTCGCGTATCCTTCCGCGCTGCGTGGCTGTTTCGATTTCGTTCATGTTCTTGTCGTTCTCTGCGCGCAAAGTCTGAATGCGCGCTTCGTAGTGCTTCCTGATCTTGTCCCAGACGGGGCTGGAGAGTTCGGCTTCGGTGAAGATCATTCTTGCCTTTCAGGACAATAAAAAAGCCACCCGAAGGCGGCAAACTCAATTATTCAGAGCGAACTCCGCCCACATGCGCGAATTCTGCATGAACTTTCCCGCAAATGCAAGCGATATGTCATTGTTTCGCGTTACTTTTGGAAGGCCTGTCCATCGGGTGCGCGCCCAATCGGCTCCATCGCCGGGGTAGCTACCTGCGGCGGCCGCATCGTCTGTCTTGCCAGCGCGATCTGTGTCCTGAGTTTCACGGCCTCTTTCGCCAGTCCGGCTTTTAGTTCGTCGGTCAGCATGGTCTGCTCTCCCCCAAGCTGTGCGGCGGCAATCTGGGCATCTACGTTCTTCTCCCACTGCGTAAGCGCGCGGTCAAGGTCGGCTTGCTGGGAATCGAACTGGCGCTTCTGCTCTTCGGCCTGTTGCTTGGCGGCGATCTCAGCTTGACGGCCTTCCTCGCGCATCTGGGCGATCTGTAGGCGAGGATCTTGCGCACCAGACTGAGCTTGAGCCTGGGCGGCCTCTTGCATCTGCTTCTTCTTCTCGTCCGACAGTTTGAGCTTGTCGGCATCAAAGCGCTGTGCCTTCAGGAATTCCTGCATCACAAGCTCAGGGTCAAGGCCGAATATCGGGTTGGCCGATGAACCCAGCATCTGCATCAGTACCTGAGACTGCATATCCCGCTCGATCAGCGCCGACGAACCGCGCGCATCAATGGTGAAGTCACCCTTCATGGACTCATCCTCGACGTGCATCAGCAGCCATTCGTAGTACCGGCCAATATGTGGTTCGGTAATTGCGTCATCAAAGATGCGGGCAATGCGGCGCAACACGGAAGATGCGTTGTTGTTCAGCATGGTCATGCCGCCAACGGTGTCCGGCGCCCGGCCAAGCTGGCCCTGCAGAAGCATCGGCAAACCAGTCTCGTCCTCGGCGCGCTGCATCCAGAACTGAATGATAGCCATCAACTCTTGCTGCATCGATGGCGCCAGAATCCAGGTGAATGCTTTGCGCACATCGTCCAGCTCGGCACCTTCGGCGGTGTAGTAGACCTTCTGCGCGCCAAGGTTCCACTTCCCGTCCGCCGGGACAATCTTGCTGCGGTCGATGATCAGGATCGGAGAGCCGGAAGCCCCGGCGTTGTCCATCAGGTTTCGCGTTGCGGCGTTCACGCCGTCTTGGCTGGTGCGCATCTGCCTTGCTACGCCGATACCAGCCCAGTGTCCTGCGCGGCGCTGCCACGGCATCACGTCATACGGGAACTCGCCCGAGTCCAGAGGTTGCAGGGTTGCTTTGATAACCAGGTCGTTCACCATCACCACCAACGCCGGGTACTGCTTGTTCTTGTCTTCGCAGGCGCATTCTTCTTCAGGTTCTTCAATTTCAGGCTCTTCTATGCCATCCTGCTCGGTAGCTTCGCCTTCTGCCATGTCTTCCGCTGCATCATCTTCCTGCTCCGGCTCTTCCTCTTCCATGTCCGGAGCCGCCATCAAACCGACTTCTTCCTCTTCTGCCGCTGGCTCTTTCTCGAACTCATACCCTGCTGTCTCAAGGTCATCCTTGGCCAGGTATCCTGTGAAGTACCAGACATCGAACATCTCTTTGTCGTTGGCCTTCTGTCCGCGCGGGCGCTTGGATGTTCCGGTTGCTCTATTCTTCGGGCCTTCTTCAATCGCCTGATCGATGGCGCTGGCGATGTAGGACGGGTCACGCTTCAGTTCAGAAAGCTTCCTGGTGTTGATCTGGTCGTATTCCCAGACGTGTTTCCCATTATGGATCGACTCTCCGCAGGCGCCATCTGGATACAGGTTCCAGACAGAGATGCAGCGGCTCTTGGGCACCAGCTCGTCCTTGATGATCATGCCGATTCCGGCCAGCGCCTTCACCACCGCGCGCTTGCGCACGTTCTCCGGAAACGGGCCTTTCAGCACGCCAGTCCCGATACGGGCGGAATCCTCGATCACCTGGCGGCCTTCGCCGTGGTATCCGCACTGCACCAGCCAGTCGTTGATCTGCTTCTCGGCCTTCTCGCAGGACTCTTTGGCCTGCTTCATTTCTTCTTCTGCCACATCTGCGTTGGTGGCTTGCTTCTGCACAGGGCTGGTTACTGGCCGTCCGTCCGGCCCGATAACAGGCTGATCACCGTTCATCTGCGGCTGCATCACCGGCTGGCCGTTCTCATCCACCAGCGTCTTTGTCACCGGCTGGCCGTTGGCATCAAATGCCGGGCCAAAGTCTTTGGACTTGTTGATCAGGTCAGGAATCGGTGTCGGCCGCATGCCGAAGTTGCTGTCATCGGTCGGGAATAGCATGTCGGCCAGCTTGGCAGAGGCTGCATTCACATAGGGGCGCGTGATGTTGACGAACACCGTCGAGCGGCTGGTCTTCTTGTTCTTTTGCTTCTCGATGATCACCCGGCCATCAGGAGAGGTTGGCTTGATCGCCTTGCCGTCCCGGTTGGCATCGTCAATGCCTTGGAAGTATTCCTCGTCCTCAAGCCATTCAGCCTCGATGCCGGAGTCGGCGCGGGCCTTTACGGCTTCATCACGGAGAGTTTTGAGGGTGTTGCCAAGCGCCGCCAACTTTGCAGAGCGGTCTTCGTTCATGTTTTCCATTATTTACCTCCGGCTGCGCCGGTAAAGTGGGTAGTTCCAATCTCCAAGAACAACCGGAGGAGCGGAGCAAACATCTGTCTGAAATGCGTCGTCTTGAAATGCACAAGTCTGAAATGCAACATCGATAATTGCGGCCGCATCTATCTGGAACGCATCATCCTGAAATGCGTCCTGCTGGAATGCGTCCATGATTTCATCGCTTGGTCAGCGTCACAATCAAATCGCGGGATGCGTTTACCTGCGTGTTCATC